GGTCTTTGCAAATTCATCCCGCGATTGTTTGCCGATTTCTTCAACGTATTGCAGTCGCTCGCGTTCGGTCAGCACCTTCTCCGCCTCGTGCATCGCGTTGAGGTCGTTGAGGTAGTCGGGCAAAGCCCTTGGGCTTTCGCCCTTCGGATTCGTCCACCAAGTGTGGCGAAACTCGTCATAGCCTTGCGCCTTAACTGTTTCGTCGGATGGCACCTTTTCGGAAGTCCATCCGCACGCCTCCGCAATCGCGATTCGTTGTGCTTCGGGTGTCATAAAGGTTTCCAGTTAAGTAGTTTGGTTAGGATTTTTTGGCAGAAGAAACAGACAGACAAACCAATCCCAGAGCGGGAGATGGTTACATGACGATGAGCGACACGGGTGCCGCAAGATTCACATTTAAAGCTCTTAGTCTTCATCGGTGAGTTGTTGGTTAAGTGTAGGGCGAAGGCCGGAAGCCGGAGCTTTGATTTTCCAAGCGCCGGATTTGATATACCGGAGGTCGAGCTTGGCGCGGGTGACAGCGACGTAGATTAGGTTGTGTTCTTGGATGACCTGCCAAGGCTTTTTGGCGTATTTACTCGGCATGTAAAGGTCGAAGTCGAGGATGAAGACGGTCGGCCATTCGAGACCTTTGGATTTGTGAACGGTGGAAAGGGTGAGAATTCCCTTGGCGTTGTCGTCGAAGAGGGAAGTGATCTTCGCGCAGAGCGAAGGGACTGTTCTGTTGTTCTCAGGTAGGGCGTTGAGAAAGACAGAGATGCATTCGACACGGTCACGGACGGCGTCCGCGGAAGCAAGCTCGCCCTTTGATTCGAACTTGCGGACTTCACGTTCGAGGTAGGTGGCAAGGCGGCCTTCGAGGATGTCGATGGATTCGGCATTGAGTTTTTGATCAGGGCGATCAGGCCTTGACCGATCTCGCGACCGAGGACTCGGCAGCCGACGTCGCGGCGAAGGAGAGAGAAGGCGAAGGAAATGAGCGGTGCGGTGTTCCGGCAGAGGATGGCGGAAGAGGGAGCGAAGTCACTTGGTTCGTAGTCTTTGAGAGAGAGAACGGAACCTTCAGGAGCGTCAGGATGTGCGGTGATCATGGACGAACGGAGGTGAGTTTGATATTAGTTGGATTGAGGAAGAAGCCGAGACCTCCTTCGCGATTTTGCCATTCGGCATTTGGGTGAATTGATTTCCACATGGCAGAGCGGAGATCGGAGCCTTCGATTTCCAAAATCTCAGCGAAATAAGTCGTGCCGTAGCATTTGAATTCAACCCACATACCGGGTTTGAGAGAGGAGAGCTTCATGATAAGCAGAGTTTGCAACCGCCCATGTCGTCGGCTTTGGCAGAATTCAGAAGTTTGTGGCACCAGCCACGAGCAACCGGAGCACGTGGCCCGTCGAGCCAAGGAGCCGGGTCATCAGCGGCAGGAAGTGGAGTGTTGGATTGGAGCCACTGAGCCACGGCAAGGATAGCTTCTTCGGCTTCGGCTTGAGTTTGGATGGTCATTCGAGGAGAATAGGAAAGGACGATGCTGGAACGGGGAAGGACGTAGGGACGTCGACAAGAGTCGCGCCGTAAATGCAAAGTCGGACGTTGTCGAGGGTTTTTGACCAATCGTAGGCTTTGCGGTTGTAGTTCAGCTTGGACTCCCAGCCTTGACGACCGAAGACCTCGCCCATGATTTGAAGGGAAGCTTGGCGTTCAGCGTCGGAAACATGCTCCAAAGCGCAGAAGAAACTAACGGACTCGGCGTCGATGGAGAAATGACCGAAGGTTTCTGGTAGTTTGGATTGATAGCAGAGGGCAAAATGCTCTGCGACTTTGAGTTGGGCAGTGACGCCCTCGATGGTGGTTTGGATTTTGGACATAAATTAGAGATTCTGTGCGATTGCGATGCGCTTTTGTGCCTCAGCTACGACCGCTTTCGAGCAGCGGTAGCAGACGGAAAGAGGCATGGGTTTCATGTTGAACTCGGATTGAAGCAAGTCCATGGCAGAGGCGTCAGCGCCGCGGAAGCCATAGATAGCTTGCATCTTGTCGCCAACGGCGATGAGGCGACCGGTAGGTCTCAGCATTCGGCGGAGGAGTTCACGCTGAATGGTGTTGGTATCCTGCGCCTCGTCGACGAAGAGGTAAGAGGCCTTGTCGAACGAGGCGTTCTTCGCAATAGCGAGGTAAAGCATGTCGTCGAAGTCAATCTTGGAGAGGTCTTCGTTTGATTGGCGGAAGGTTTTCCGAGCGATGGATACGGCGAGTTCGGTAGAGGCGTCGAGGCTGTCTAGCGACAGCGCGTTGTGAGAGATAAGGTTCCACCACTCGGCTTCGGTGTCTTCGGTAAGGAGACCGAGGCCGGAGTTCTTGGCGAAACCAATCAGGCGCATGACGAATTTGGAATAGAGTTCCATATCGCTCCATTTGAGGGAGTCTTTGAGAATGGAGTAAGTCTTGTCCCCGTCGATCTTTGGGCGTTTGGGAAGGACACGAGTGAGCGCGGCAAGGGCACGCTTATGGAAGGTCGCGCATTGGACATACCTCGGTAAGCGCGTTTCCAACTCGTCCGCAATGCGTTTGTTAAACGCGGTGAAGACGATGAGCTTGGAGGATGCTTCGGGAATGAAGTTGAGCGAATGCTCAATGGTGAAGGATTTCCCGCATCCGGCGACACCTTCGATGAGGAGGGAGGAGGAGCCGGAAGCAATCTCGTCGAAGATGGATTGTTGGAGGGGTGAGTAGGAAGGTGTGGTCACTTGAGGGGGCCTCCCGTTTCGTTTTCGCCGCTAGACGGCGCTAACGGATTCGGGGCATGAGCGCCCCAATTAATCGGGCCATCCATTTCAGCGACGGTGAAGACTGCGACAAGTTGCGCTGCGAGCAGGTCGGACGTTGTCGTGCAGATGAGGGTGCCGTTCGGGGAGATAATTTCGCGGAGCCCGTGGGACATTTTGTGAATGCGGTAGGACATATCTAGTTTCGGGAAAGGTGACAGTGGGCTTGGGCAGAGGCAAGGGCCAGAGCGTAAACGCTCACTAGGTTCGAGAAGGAAGTCTCGAATGAACGGACGAGGCGCGCGAGTTCAGCCTTTTGGCGGAGCGTCGGCGCGTTGATTATGGCTCGGGCAAAGGCGCGAGCGAGGATGCGGGTTTCGTGGGGCATAAAGGGAAGGACTAAGAGAGCTTGACGTTGAACGCCTTGTAGAAAGTGCGGACTCCATTAGGGCATTGCGAGTCATGGTAAGCAGTGGCGTTCAAGTTCTGTTGAAGCCCAGAGTTATGAGTGACCCGGAGCTTCCAGTAGGAAAGCTTTTCTTCGAGGACTTCGCCCTTGAAGTAAGGGTAGTAAATATTGAGGTTGGACTTGATGATGATGACTTGGGACATAGAGTTAAAGGGAAAGACGAAAATCACGAACATACTGCTTCGTGGGAGGCTCTTCGCGCTTGTCAATTACGTAATAGTCACTTGGAAGATTCTTGACATAAGTATTCGCTTCTTTATCAGTAAAAGCAAGCTCATGTTCCTTCCCAAAATGATCTTTCACACGAACAAGTGTGTCAAAAGGGACGTGACTGATTTCAACGGTATGGTAGTTCATGTTAGCGGAAAGAATCTTTCTACACAAAGTCTTTACAAGTTTCAAGAAGGCTAAATTCAGCCTGAGTAAGGCGAAATTTACGTGCCCGTTGAAAGAAGTATTGAACTGTGAGTTTGAGATGATTGTTCAGTTTCATAAAAGTTCCGAGTTGGATTTAATGTGGCCTCGGTATCCACGGGGTTTTACGAACCCGATTCGAGTAACAGCTTCTTGCTCTTATCTTTGGATACAAGGGTCGTTGAGAGGCTCAGCCTTTCTCACCTTGCGCTTCCGTTAGGTTCTAGCAGATGGAAATCTGCGTTTGAGGTCGATCATTGTAGGCGTCCTGTAACGCCTCGTTGTGACTGCTACTTGGGCATATGTCTCTTGATCGGAAAGGGTTAGAGGGAGGAGGCCTCCCGCCTTCGGCTGGGTTATTGCTTGAGAATGATCTTTCCATCAATCACCCAGCGAACTGGAGCGTGGCGCTGATTAAGTTGAGGATGATGATGAATTGATACTCGACGTTGAGCTTCGGAATGAAGTCGGGCGCGGGAATCGAGTCCGGAGATTTCGAGTTCCTCGAGGCCGAGAGCACGGCCAAGGGCTTTGATACGAAACTTCGGAGCGTAGCCGCGAAGCTCCCGCTCGGAGTGAAATGCCTTGGCGAGGGTAAGGAAGATTTCCTTATTCGTCCGGCCCTGTGGGATGGAAAGCAAAAGCCTTGCGTTGGCAAGGTCTTGCGGCAGAGGCTGATGATGATTCATGGGTTGAAAGTGTCAACGAGTAAAATGACGAGGCATCCGCCGAAGAGGCAGAGGATAAGTGTGGCGCCGAGACTCATTTGGAAAAGGCGGTTAGGCCGAGGAGGAAGTAATGCGCGTTCATTGTCCGAGCTGAAGGCGAGCGAGGAATAGTCTTAGTCTTCATTAGCGAGGGTAACATTCCGCGTGTGGATTTTCTTTGCCAGCCGTGGTCCCTGCGCTTCGCTTGGGGCTTTTTCTTCCTCATCCTCAGTGAAGTTTCCCAGATGACCCATGAAGCAAGTCTCATCTCCGAGGAGATACCAGCCGAGGACACCGTCGGTGAGTAGGAGGGTCACGGCGCCCACGTAGACAGAGTGTGACCCGTGCTTCATCGCTACCCGCCATTCGATGGCGTTTTTGGGAAGCGTGAGGTTGTAACGCTCTAGCACAGGAAGGATGGAGTATCCATCGTTCGGCTCGGGCTTTTTATGAGGCTTCAAAATCCCCATGCGAACGGATTCTTCTTTCGAATGCGGTTTAACCCAGTGACACTCTAGGCAATGTCTTCCGGCGAGTAAGGAGCGAAGGCCACGAGAGTGACACTTCGGACAACAGCCGACGGGCAGAGCCCGGAACGACGAGCTTGCTCCAAGGAACGACTCGCCCGCTTCGCTCGCGATTGAGGTAGGAATGTTTTCGCTCATTTGAATAGGCGGTCGGTTCGACCAGATTGAATGTTTATGACCCAGATGGGAGGCAAAGCCTCCGTGCCGAGAGCGATCATGACTCCGATGAGGAGCAGATGCCGCTCACGTTCGACGACTGTCGAGGACTTGCCTTCGCCGGAAGTGAGGGCGCGGACGGTTGAGAGGATCGTATGCTGTTGGGCTTCAGTTATCATTTGGCTTGCGGGTTATTTTTGACATAAAGGTAGCCCGTGGTAGGAGTTGCACCTACACTCATGCGAGATTCGCCGCTCTATTTAAGCTACACGGGTATTTGAAAATGATTAGCTTTGAGGCGAAGCTAGAACCATTGAGTGATAAACTACGTATCTCCTGCCTGTTGTCCGTCCGTGCGTGTATCCGTGCGGCTAGTCCGCTACCCGCGCACAGGGGGCACACGCCCTAGGTTTCCGATTTGGCTGAGTGGTATGGATTTATATATGAGATCATATATAGAGACTCACTCAGAGGGGGAGCCCCACCTAGCCTGTGCGCCCCGCGTGCGCCCCTAGCCGGGCACGTGCATAGACAAACGCACGCACGAAAACCCTAGGAAACTCACCCTCGGCCCTAACGGAGCTAGTCCTGCTCGGTAAGAGCAATCAACACGAGCCGCCGTTTCGACGGTGTCGGCGTGGCTTTGTCTCGTTCCCATGGTTTCCAATTCCAGAGCGTGTCGTGGAATTTATCTTTCTTACGTATGGCCAACCCATCACAGACGCCTAGCGTGCTGCTTTGGGAATACCACCCTTTGCTATCTGGTGTTTTCATAAAGCTTGGGACGTTTTTAACGAGGTGTCCCGCCCTCCTACACTCAATCCTGCGCCGCCGCTTGCGCCTTGCTCCACGCCTTCACTTCCGCGAGGAACTTCGTGTCCTCCGCCCAAGGCTCCGTCGGCACCGTGAGCCCACGGCTGACCGCGAAGCTCTCCGCCGTGCGAGGCTCGCCGGATTTGAGATTCCGCGCCGTCTTCCCATCAGCCTCGAACAAGTAGGTAAGGAGCAGGTCCTTTTCCGCCTTGTATTTTGGCTCGCTCTTCTCGGCCCCGGTATACTCGCTGATTTCGACCGCTTCGATCCCGAGGTCGATAGTCTCTTCAGACTCGTCTTCCCCGATTTTGATCTCCGCACCGAGCAGCGCCTTCCGTAGCGCTTCCGCGTTCTCTTCGTTATAGGCGATATCGAAGCGGCTCCACTTCTCCCCTGCTTCGTTTTTCTCCGGGCGCTTCACACCTTTGCCCGGATACGCCAGCGACTTTTCCCACGCGCCGAGAATCCCGCCCTGAATCTCACGGACGATGCCGTTTTCGAGGAGATACAGCGCGAGCTTGTCTTCCGTTGTCACGTTCAGGTTGGCCGTAACGGTGTAGCTGAAGTTGCCCGTGTTTTTCGTGAACTTGATTTCCATAACTTAACTTTCTGACATGGGGCGTAAGGTGCCCCGTTCCCTTTGCGTAGCGCGCCAAGGGTAATCCCACGCGCGCGCCTTGCGAAATTATTTACCAGATAGGAAGGACAGAGTTGAACCTATGGCGCTTTGTAGTGTGGCGCATTATCCAAGTCTCTTACGGCGTTACCTATGCCACTAATGGCAAGTGCTACGGTGTTGTTTCTTGCAGCGCCAAGCCATAGGCTCAACTCTGCCCTTCGAATCTTGCGGCCCCAGTGCTACTGCGAGCTTAAACTGTGTAAAGAGCGACTAACCCTGTGGGCTAGGTTGCGGCGCGTGTGGTAGTCTGTCACTTCTACCACACCGCCACCCATAAGGGGCGGGCACCGGGGTATCCCTGACTCCGGGGTACCTTTGCCCTTTGACATACCGCTATATAGTTAAGGACCGAGATAGCACCCCACCGAGGTTAGTAACAGGTGTAACGAAAATGAGGTGAAGCCGAAATGAAACTAGGGCGGGGTCTAACGGTGCCGGCCAGCGGCATAAACGGAACTCGCTCGGAAATCTTGAAAGACACGTTGCAGGCACGGGGATAAGGTGGCATGTTCAGGGCATGGATGCAATAGGCAATGAAAAGAAAAACGAGAAGGGCGTGACGCGCCGCGCGGCAAAGAAATCTAGCTCAGCGGCGTTTAGCCTCGCTGTGCGAGAGATGCTTGTCTCCCAGGTTCCGGTGAAACCGTAATCCCCTCTATGGCTGAAATCCGTCCATTTGGTTTTGTGCAAGTCGGAGAGGTCGGAGGCCTGCGCTCTGAGACCTTAGGTGCCTCTGCACTGAGCGCTGAAGCTCTTACCTCGAACCGATTGCATGGCAAGGAACAAGCGGCGAGTGATATTATTGTCGACGAAGAAAAGCCTTGGCATAAGCATCTGGCCAAGTATCTCGCGCTCGGTATGTCTCAGCGTGACGCTGCCAAGATGTGTGATTGCTCCGAAGCCCAAGTCGGTCGCCTGCTTCGAACCCCTTGGTTCCAAGAGCGCCTGGACGAGGCCATGTCTTCCGAAGGCTCCGATATCCTCTCGCTTTTCAAAGGTGCCTCGACCAAAGCCTTCGCTGTCCTCGTTGAAATTGCCCAAGACACCAAGGCCCCAAGTGCTTCTCGCGTAGCCTCTGCCAAGGAAATCCTCGAACGGCACCTTGGAAAATCCACCCAGTTCGTTGAAATGAAGTCTGAGGTCATCGCTGACCCCGTGGCTCGTGCCAAGGAACTCGAGGACCGGCTTAAAGCCTCGTCCTCTCGCTTACTTTCGTAGCGCTTCCACGCTACATGGGTTTAAAACAAGACAACCGTAGGACCTGACCCACCTGCGAACAGAACAAACTGACAAATGCACACCTACAATCCTGACGAACGCGCTGCTATGACCCCGGCAGGGGGCTACCGCCGCGTCACCACCGCTACTCAAGCCGTTGCCGAAGCCACTGGTGGCACGGCAGTCGCGCTCACGGGCCTCTCCTTCCCTATCAAAAAGGGCGAAGTCTGGGCATTCCGCGCAAATCTCCACACCACCGGCGTTTCCGGAGGCGCAAAGGTCTCCATCTCTGGCCCGGCTACGCCGAATCTCCTCGCCGCGACCGTCAAAGGCTTGACTTCCGGCGTGACCGCTTACTCCACCGAACGCCTTACGGCTCTCGATACCCTCTCCGCCGCGTATAACACCTCGGCGGTCTCTGGCCCCATTGAGATCGAAGGTGTCTTCGGCGCCTCTGTCGATGGAACTGTCTCCCTCAACGGCGCCAACGTTACGAACTCGAATTCCTTCGCGTTCCTCGCGGGCTCGACCCTGATCGCGACCCGTATTTCGTAAAACTCTGGAGGGAGGGGACTAATCATCCTCTCCCTCCTTCTTTTTTATGTTCCCTTCTTCCACAGTTACCCTGACCGGCACGTCTGCTACGCCTTGCCAGGGAACTTTTGCTGTTCAAATGGTGACTGATACAGTGATCACGGCAGTGACTGGAACCCTCTCTGGGTATTCCGGTGTGACCTATCCCGCGAATCATATTCTCTATGCCAATCTCACAAGTATTACCCTTGCCTCTGGCACGGTAAATCTTTACAAACGATAATGCTCGGACTCGGCCTAGGTTTAAACTATCTGAGTCTTGTGGGGGCGAATGCCTCATGGACGCCCGCATGGTCTCAAACCGGCTCCGACATCCCCGTCGAGACGTGGCAGGCGGTGGCGTTTGGTAACGGGAAGTTTATGGCCGTGGCTTCGACTGGGGCGACTCAATTGGATCGACTGGCTTTTTCATCAGACGGGCTGGCGTGGACGCTTCCGACTACTGTTCCGGCTACGCTAGCTCTAAAGGCGGTCGCTTATGGAGAAGGGACTTGGGTTACGATGTCAAACTCTACCGCGACCAACCCTAACGGATTCTACTCCACGGACGACGGCGTAACGTGGGCAGCTATTTCCGTCGCCTCGGCTGTCGCTATCAACTCCATCGCCTACGGTGACGGAGTTTTTGTGGCGGTCAGTGGCGCTGGCGGAAACGTCCGAACCTCTGCCGATGGCATTACGTGGGCGGCGGTGGCGTCAGGAATCTCGAATACGTGGAATGGATTAGCCTATGGCAACGGACGCTTCGTCGCCGTGGCTTCCACAGGCACCGGAAACCGTGTCATGTATTCCGACGATGACGGCGCTACGTGGTCTGCGGCGGGAGTGACCTACCCCGAAGAATCCGCTTGGCGCTCGGTCGTCTATGGCAACGGACGCTTCGTCGCAGTGGCGTCGAGCGGCACTACGGCCCGCTCCATGTATTCGACCGACGGGCTGACGTGGACGGCTGGCGACATTCCGGTTGCGGTGGCGTTCTTCGCCGTGGCCTTTGGCAGCGGCAAGTTTGTCGCACCGGGAGGCACAACCAGCGATGCGTCTTACTACTCCACGGACGGCGCAACGTGGCTCGCGGGCGGGGTGCTACCGGAAAGCGGCACTTGGCGCGCTATCGCTGGCGGAACTGACCGCTTTGTGACGATCAACCAAGCAGGCACGAAGAAATCCGCAATCGCCACGATTTAACCCAACCCAAACAAACCCTATGACCGACATCAATCCTACCACCGTTCCAAACCTCGCCCTTGCCGCGTTTCTCTCGCTGGAAAACCACACGCAAAACCTCGCGATCAACGAGCCGTTGGTGCTCGACGACGACTTCACGATTTACACGGTCGCCAATTACGTCGCTGGGGCCGACTGGTCGGCGTTCGGCGGGCGCAAATCGAAGCTCAATATCGGGGCAGTCGCGGGCTACGCGAGCTTTACGCTGAATGGGCTCGTGAAGATGAGCGGCGGCACGCTGCCCTCCGGCCTCGTCCTGCTGCGCGTCACGCGGACGGGGGATCAGGTATCGCTGCAAGCGACGGGAGGCGTGACGCTGAATGCGCCGCTCGGCGTGCAGATCGGCAAGATCGACAACATCGGCGCTTCACCACTGACCCCGGTGCTCAACAGCGATCCCGCGATTCGCCAAATCGCAAACGTGGTGATCGAGCGGGCCATCGTGCTCGGTTCACCGGAAGACGTGGAAATCAGCGCGCTCCTCCAGTTGCGGACTGGCGCGGTGTTGTAGCACGCTAGCCATGCCCCACCACTTCAATAGCTGCCTAATCTTATGACCGCTAAACGAAACGCTGACGGTGTTCTCGAAATCGTCAAACAAGGCTTCGGGACACAAACCTTTCGTGTTGCGTTGCTCGCCGCCTTCGTTTCCCAAACCCCAATCGCTGACGGAGTCTGGTCAACCTTTGGCATGGAAAGCCTTTCTGTTCGTCTTGGTCGAATGACCGAGACGGTCAAAACCGCCACAGACGAAGTCACTAACGTCAAGTCTGAGCTTCACCTGATCAAAGCTGACGTCAAAGACCTTCGCGCTAACGCTGCAATCAACGCCGCACGGCTCGACGGAATCGAACAGAGCTTCACCGGTTTCCGCGTTGACTTTCAAAAATATCAAAACAAACAAGTGCAATGAACTGGTCAGGGCCGGTCGCAGGCGCGCTCCTCTCCCTCACTCCTCGTGAACTCGAAATCGTCAAGCTAATCGCCCTCGACCAACCCAACAAAGCCATCGCTGACCAACTCGGTATCGCCTCAAAGACCGTTGAACACTACCGAGCGAACATATATCTCAAGCTCCAAGTCAACTCCGGCATTTCCCTGACCCACCTCGCACTTGCCTTCGGTCTCGTTCCAAATCGCTTTCTCTAACCTTTCCTCATGGCCAAAGACCTCACACCTGACGCGTGGCTCGCTTCGTGGTCCGAAGACGGAACCAATATCACCGTGCCGATCGCGTCAATCACCGGGCTAACCGCGACTGAGGCTGACGTAACCACCGGAGACATTCGTCAGATTCTCCTGAAGCTCCTTTCCCGAATCAAGACTGTCTATGACGGTTTGCCCCCGGCAGATCGTCCAGCTACACTCTTTATTACCGAAGCCCAATCGGCTACGGGCCGCAAGTTCACGATCGAAGTGACTGGCGCTGTCACTACCTTCACTCCCGGAACTGACGTTTAATGACTCTTCAAGTCCACGGTCTTATTCCTTCTGGCGAATCTCGGGCACTCGCCCAGCTCCGCTGCATGGAACTCGAGCAACAGCTCAAGGACGTGGCAGAGCTTAAAAGGCTCAAAGAAGAGAACGGTCTTGAATTCTATCGCCCTCACGCGAAGCAGCATAAATTTCATTTGGCGAAAGCCAAGGGTCGTTACCTCCGCACGGGTAATCGCTTTGGCAAATCGGAGTGCGGAATTGTTGAAGACCTCGCTATGGCCTTGGGCGGGCGTTTGTGGTATCGACATGCCTTTGATATTCTCGACGGTGCGGGGAACATAGTCGAGAAACATACGGGCGGGCACAATCATCCGTATGTCACGTCAGGCATTCCACAGCGCCCGCTCAAGATTTTGATCCTAGTTGTGAACTGGGATAAGGCAAAGTCTGTCTTTACGACTCGAGAAAGCTCGTATGAAACCTGGGGAAAGCTCTGGAAGTTTCTTCCCAAGTCCGCAATCGGTAAAGTTACGAATGGTGGTCGCGGCGACCGTGTGGAATCAATCGAAATCATTCGGCCAAAGGAATTCGGCGGAGGGTCTTCAACCATCACCTTTGACACAGTTGAGTCTTACAAGCACTCGAAGACCGGGGGTGAATCGGATGATTGGGACGTTATCCATGTAGATGAGCCGATTCCTGAGACGATGTATAAAGCCTTTGCTCGTGGCCTTATGGATCGCGATGGGGCATATTACTTCACTTGTACCCCACTTGACGAGATGTGGATTAATGATCTTTTCTGTCCGCCGGGTCAGCGCATGGTTAAAGATGCTGACGCGGGAGTTTCGTTTGAGAGGAAATACCTCATCACCGGTTCCATCTATGACAACCCTTACCGGAATGAAGCCGGAGTCAAGGAATTCGAAGCTACCCTTACACGAGAGGAAAAAGCTTGTCGCCTTTATGGCCTACCTCTCGCATTCGCCGGAATGGTCTATCGAGAGTTCGTCTACGACCTTCACGTTCTGTGCGATGTGCCAAAGGGATGGGAAAATTACCACCTCCCTCCTATCGATTATACCATTCGCGTCGCGTGGGACGTTCATCAGAGAATTCCTCAGGCACTCCTCTTTGCAGCGACGGCGCCAAATGGAGACGCCTTCATCTACGACGAGCAGTATTTCGACTCCCTCATTGACCCTAATGCCACAGCCTTGGCTAAAAAGATCGACGGAAGAAACTGCGTTGATCTCCTTATTGATCCCTTTGCTGTAGTTCCTTGCGCGGTTACCGGCGAGTCTGTTCTCGACGAGCTCATGAAGTATGAACTTTGGTTCGAGAAGGCGTCCAAAGACCTTTCCACTGGAGTCTCCCGCGTGCGCGAGCGCCTTGCCGAGCGCCGAGCCAACGGCCAGCCGACGATTTACTTCTCCCCTAATCTCAAACAAACCCTCTTCGAGTTCTCTCACTACGTGTATGACACGGAAAAGAATGAACCGAAGGACAAGGACAATCACATGATGGAGAATCTCTATCGCCTTGTTCTCAATGGCCTTGATTATATCAAGCCAACCGAAGACGGTGAGTTCCGCTCCAAGCCCATTGTCATTTCCCGTGGCGAAGACCTTCGTGGGTTTGCCCCTCGTCCCTCTTACCTCTCATGACTCCCGACGTCGTAACTTCACTTCAAGCCAAGGAACCATCGCCGCTGCATTCTGCGATGCTCGACCTTGTCATGGCAGATATCAAGAAGTCCCGAGGGGAAATGTCCAAGAACTATACCACTTGGGATCTTCAAGACCAAGTCTTCCGCGGTGAGCGTTATCTCGATGAGGACGATGTGAAGCAACAGGCTCAGGACAAGCCTACCAAGATGATTGTTCCAAACACGTATGCTCAGGTGATGTCCTTCACCAGCTTCATGTTCCTGATGTTCAAGCAGAATACGAACTTCTTCGAGCTGACGCCACGTGGCGATGAGGACTTCGGGAACAAATGGAAAGACTGTGAAGGAGTCATGGCGCATGACTGGAACTATTCCTCCGGTTCGAAGAATCTCTTCCAGAATATCCTTGATACCGCTCGCTTCGGAACGGCACCCATGGAAGCCTCATGGACGGTTAAAAAGGCCAAGGTATTCGTCGTGCCAGAAGCTCCAATGACCCAGAACTTCATGGGGATGCCGATCTCTGGTCCTGCAGGGCCTGGGGCTTATCAAGATTTCACCCGCTTCGAGGGCAACCTCGTTCGCCCTGTCTCCCCGTATCGCTGGTTCCCTGACACCGATTTTCCTCTCTGTGACTTTTACAAAGGCAACTTCTGTTCTTCCGAAGAGGACTTCACAATGGGGCAGCTCCGAACAATGGAAGCCTCTAACGAGGTCGCCGGCGTCGATCATATCGAAGGGCTTCCCCGGGATCTCAAGAAAACACGCGGGGCGGACACGCGTATGTCTTTCGTCGCTCCGAATAACTTCGATCCTTCGAATGATGCGGCGCCTGTAATCGTCACGAAGTCCCGCCGCTGGATCATTCCAAAGAATTTCAACATCGATGAAAAGCATCCGCTTGGGGAAGAGACTTTCCCTGTTCTTTACACCATCTGGATTGCCAATGATTCTCGCGTAATCCGTTGCGAGCCTTGCGCCGAGTGGCATCAAGATCTCGGCTACGGGCTTTCGCAGTTCACACCTGACATGCATCAGACGGTTACGCTTGGCTTGGCTGATCTCGTCTATCGCCTCCAAGATGTAATCTCTTGGTTTGTCAATTCGCATATCGCGTCCGTTCGCCGGGTTATCCAGAACCGGAATATCATCAACCCCGCCTTTGTCGAGACGAAGTCCTACGACGGTGAAGGAGACATCTTCATCCGCAAAGGCGTTGGTCGAATGGACCCCCGTATGGCGGTATCCCAGCTTCCTGCCCAGGACGTCACCGGGGGCCACATGGCTGACGTGGATATCCTCGGCAAGCTCATGCAAGTAGTCACCGGAGTCAATGACAACGCAATGGGTCAGTATAACTCTGGTCGCCGCTCGGCGAGTGAGTCCCGCGTAGTTACCGCTGGCGCCGCTGGGCGAATGAAGATGCACGGTCACCTCCTTTGGGAAACCTGCTACGCTCGCCTCGGGCGCATGATGCTGAGCAACTCCCGTCAGTCCCTCGGTTTCGAGTCCTTCAAGCGTGTTCTCGGCGGAACGAAGGATCCGAACGCGCTCATGCAGCGTTTCGCCGACTTCAAGGGAACGCCTGAAGAGATCATCTGCGGCGCGGATTACTTTACTTTTGATTCTACTCTTTCTTCCGAAAAGGGCTTCATGGCTCAGAATCTCCAAGAGCTTCTTGGTCTGCTTCTCCAGAGTAATCCGATGGCGGCGCAGCAGATCACAATGGCGCTTGACCCGCTTAAGATCATTGGAGAAATGCAATATCTCCGTGACGGAACTCCAGTCCAACGGTTTCAGTATGACATTGACCCCGCCACGGGGCAACCGAAAATTCCAATGATGCAAATGATGCAGCCTCCTGCCCCTGCTGGTTCCACCCTTCCCCCTCAATGAGCGTAGAAAACCGCAAACGGCTTGAGGCCCTTGTTCTCGAGCTCAAGTATTTCATCTCTTCCAAGGTACACCTCATCTTCGTCGAGAACACCAAGCGTGATCTTGACTTCATCGAAGAGCGTATCCTCGATGATGAAATCGAGAACGAGACAAACGCCTTTACTTTCGCCACACTTAAAGGACAGCGTCGTG